ATTTCACTTGTCATTTTCTGTATACCATTGAATACATCATTATCTGCATCTATAACGTGCATTCCTTTTCTTTGTAGTTGTAATCTCAATGCAGCAGCACTAGGATCAATATAAATGCCTTTTGGTCCATAAGGTTCAAGAAACTCATATATATCATCAGCAAGCTCTGAAACAGTTTTCTGTCTACCTTGTTTCCTACTATCCCAATAGTATTCCTTTTCAGCCCACATCTTTTTACCACGTTGATCTCTTAACCCAGTATATACACCAACTAGCACACAAGCAGTAGCATTGCTAATTCCATAGTCTATTCCGGCTACCCAATAGTCAGCCGCTTCCGGTGGCTTTGAAACTACATGTAATTTTGGATCAAAAAAGTCAAATATTGCACCTTCTGCTAGACACCAAAGACCTAGGTAATCACGTTTATAAAATATACCATTTTTATTAGCAGCTAACCTGTCTTTATAGTCTTGTGGTACATAAGGATTATCTGCCAATGTCCAATGCATAGCAAAATAATTAGTATCCCCGGCATCAGCTTTATCTACCCATTGCTTGATAGTATGATCTGGATAAGTAGGATTACAAGTACAAACAGCTTTTGACCATTCACAGCTTAATCTACCATCTAATAACTCAATTATAGAAAGAGGGTATAAAGTAATCTCATCACAATATAGAAGTGACATCGTTTTACCTCTTATTGCTTTAGCAGCACCCTCATCTTTAGCACCTAGGACTTTAATAGTTTTATCCATGAAAGTAAGTACTCTATTGCCGGATGACCAAGAGCAAAAAGGTTCAAATATAGCAAATTGCTCACTTTCAAAGAGGAGTTTTATTACATTGTCATATAAAGTTTCACTTGTATGACCTGCCATGTATATTTGAGAATCAGGACAAATACGTGCCTGGTGCATAAACCACCAAAGAGTACCAACAGTTTTTCCTGTTCTTATGCTACCATGAGCTATATTCCATTTTGCATTTGCTTCTTGAACAAATAATAGTTGTTTTTCTGATAGTAAATCTTGCATCATATCCTTTCAAAAGAGGTAAACATGAAAAATAGAGCAAAATGTAAATTATGTGAATCAATAATTGAAAGTTTTCATCAAACTGACTACGTAACCTGCAAATGTGGAGAAATATCAGTAGATGGAGGAGAGCATCATTATAGATGTGCAGCAAAGAATTGGGATAATTTCTTACGAGTAGATGATGAAGATAATATCATTATACCAACAATCAAAGAAAAAGATGATGTAAAGCTGCTTGACATTGAAGCAAAAGAAGTACCTAAGTTAGGTTATGAAGAACTGCTAAAAATGCTTGAAGATATGATTAAAACAATAGAAGAGATGCCACCGGAAGCTATGCTAACAAGTGTTAATCAATATGATCTTATGAGTCTAATGATGATTGTAGTATCTATATTTAAGGCGGAAAAGTCTAGTAATTAATCTTATATTCCTGTAAAATATTTCCATAAGCATGACTAGGATCGCTTCCGAAAAACAGAATCTCACTGTCTGTCATGCTTACTTCATGAGAAAAACTAGAGGAGTTTAAATGTCAAAAATTTGCATTACATGCAATCAAGAACATGATCGTAAAATATCTAATCAATGTAAAAAATGTTATTATTTTAAATACGATAAAGAAAAAAGAAATCGAATACAACACCGTAATTGTGAATCTTGTGGTATCGAAATTGGTGGGACAAGAAAACTTAAGCGATGTGAAAATTGTAAACCAATTTCTAAATGTTTAGATTGTAAAGAATCATTTTCATATAAAGTAAAAGTTAAGAGATGTCCAAAATGTTTATATCATCAATATAAAATTGTAAATCCTAAAAATGCAGAGAGAGTTAAAAATAAAAGTAATTCAATTTTTATAAAAAAACGAAGTAGAGAAATAAGAATAAAAAGAAATGTACCACAAGATACAATTTTAAGAGTAGAAGGTGGGAGAAAAGAAGGGTATTTAAATAAAAAAGGATATAGATTAATCATTGTAAAAATTCCAGATTCAAAAAAATATCGAAGAGTGTATCAACATGTTTTAGTTATGGAAGAACACCTAAAAAGAAAATTAATACAGGGTGAAACAGTTCATCATTTAAATGGTATAAGAGAGGATAATCGCATTGAAAATCTAGAATTATGGAATAAGGGGCAACCTGCCGGACAAAGAGTCGAAGATAGAATTAAATACTACATTGAATTTTTAAATCAGTACGGATATAAGTTAGTCAAAGAATAATTTAAAATTCGGAGGCTAATTTGAGCTTTTATAATGCCCCGTGGCAGCAGAATCAAGAGCCTAATGCCGGCAACGTAAGACACTTTTTGGATTCACTATATAGTAAATTTATGCCCCTCGAACAAGCGAGGTGGAACCAAAGTAATATCGATAAAATGTGAGTCGATATAAAACCTTCTCTGATTGACTCGGAAGCCCGATGGGGTGACGAGGGGCAAGTTTAAATACAGCCTGAACGACTGAGCGAGAGGGGCTTGGAAACAAGTATGCAACAGTCTGAACACTACGGATAACAATAAGGTAGTGAGAGGGAGTCGAAGAACACCTCCGCTTACAATAAAATGTAAGTCTTAAAGTAACAGAAATGACACTTTTCTATGCCGGCAACCAATCTTTTGTAAATAAGCAATTTAGTTTTAATAATAACATGTCTTATAACGATTATTATTTTAACCTCGTACAACAACCTGTCAACATGATTACAGGATACGAAAGGCAGCACAGAAAGAATTTTTCTTATATTGCAACAGAAGGTGCTGATCCTTTAACTACAGACCAATATACTACATTGATTACTCATGCAGCTAATGCAGGTTGTATTCATGAGCAAAAATCAAAGGCAAAAGAACTTGCAGCTATATCCGGAATGGTGTTGTTACAGCCATATCTTGATTATACTAGCGATGATGCAGCACAAGGAACATTGAAAACAAAAATTTGGGAGTATAATTCATTTCTAGTTGATCCATATTTCAGATCACCTGATATGTCTGATGCTCAATTTGTATGGTGTCAGGAATACATAAGTAAACAGGAAGCTGAAACTAGGTTTCCGGATAAACTTAAAAATATTATGCCAATGTCCGGTACACCACAAAGATATGGTAATTTTTATTTCCTACCGGAAAATCATAACATGGCAAGAAATGACCTCATGGTTTTATCTTATGTATGGTATAAATGGACCAGAAAGAAAAAGAGACTATATAGCCAATCTAAAAATCAATTCTATGATTTTGCAGGTGGAGATGAAAACTTAGAGGCATTACTTTATAATATTCCGGATATGGAAGAAGTGACAGTTGAAGTGCCAACATGGAAACTTGCAGTAGTATTAAATGAACAACTCATGTTTTCAGGTGAAAATCCTCTTGGCTTTGATGGCTGCCCTTTTGTTCCCTATTTCTGGAACTATGATCCACATATCAATCATTTTGACCTACGTGTGAGGTCACTTATAAGGACAATGAGATCGCCTCAATTTCTATTTAACTATAAGGTAATACAAAATAATGACATAGCAGCAGCTACAATTAATGCCGGATGGATGAGAAAAAGCGGTGCAGTTGCTAATGAAGATAACCTTAAAAAATCAGGTCAAGGTTTTGATATCATCATTAATGAAGGCTATGAACTCACAGACTGCCAGAAAATTATACCTAGTGCAGTACCTGAATCTGACCTTGCATTAGCACAGCAAATGGCTGATTTAATATATAATACCTCCGGTATAAATCTTGAAAATTGGTCTGGTCAAAATGATAAGCAAATTAGTAGTTTGACTATGCTATTGAAGCAAGCTGCTAACTTGATGGTATTTCAAAAATACTTTGACCAATGGGATTTTTCAGATAAATTGCTAGGTGATAGATTACTTCAAATAGTCTTAAATAATTGGAATGCAGAAAAAGTACAATTATATATTGGACAAGAACCAAGTCCTCATTTTTACTCTAAAGTTTTTGCTAAGTATCAAACACTAGTTGAAGAATCAGACCTTACACCTACACAGCAAAACTTACAAGCTCAACAACTTCTTGATATAAACCAACTTTTTCAAAGAGAAGTTTTTCCCCCAAGCATGATAATTCCAAAATTAAATATAACCGGAAAAGCCGAAGTTATAGCTTACTTGCAAGAACAAGAACAACAATTACAAGCTGCACAAAGCGAAGAAATGAATATAAGACATACTGTTGAAGAAATGAAACTTAAACAGATGATGTCACAAATACATAATAGTCTATCTCAAGCAAGAGAAAGAGACTCCAGAAGTGCTTCTAATATAGGTTTGTTTGAAGAAAGAATGTCAATGATCAGTCGCAACCATTCTTTAGCGACAAAAGACAAAATGGCTGCATTAGCTCAATTAATGGAAACAATTCAAAAATTTGGTGAAGTTGAAACTTTCCTTAAATCTAATAATCTTGAAAGTATTAAATATGATGAAGAGGAAATTGAAAAAGAATCAAGGAAGGAAGTAGAATCTACAGAAGCTTCTAAACAATTCATGCAACAATTAATGGGTACAATGGGACAATCAGGAATACAACAGAATGCTTCACAACAAAACCCTATGAATCAACAACAGAATATGATATAATTACTTCAAAAAATGAGGTTTTTATGAATATTTGTGAACTTTGCAAGTCTAGCCATGAAAGAAAATCACTTTATTGTTCATCCAAATGTACAGATAAAGTGAAATATATAAAAAAACGTGAGTTGATAAATAAACCAGTTATTATTGGAATTTTAATATGTACTCAATGTAATAAATCTTTTCAAAGAAAAGGTGCTAAAAAATTTTGTTCAAGAAAGTGTAATATAGATTATTGGCATAAACAAGAAGCAATAAAATTAAAGAATAATTCTGAACTTAATCAAAAAAGAATCATAAGAAGTAGATTGTGGTACAGAAAGAAAAAAGGTTTAGATTTAAATCCTAATATTCTTTTGCAACGTAAAAAAGGAACTGGATCAATTACTAGTTCCGGATATAAATATATTTGTGTAAAAGGTCATCCTAATTCTGATAAAATAGGAAAAATATTAGAACATAAATATGTTATGTCACAACATCTTGGACGACCTTTAAGAAAAGGAGAAACAGTACATCATAAAAATGGTATTCGTGATGACAATAGAATAGAGAATCTTGAGTTATGGAATAATAATCATGGAAATGGTCAACGAGTAGAAGATAAGTTAAAATGGTGTAAAGAATTTCTTGAACAATATGGACATGAAGTTATAATGAAAAATAATTTTATTATATAAATCCATGAGTTGTAGATGCAAAAAGTAGGAAATAAAATATCCGAAGATAGCAAAAAATATTTACATTACCCTGATATTAAATATGATGCAGATGGTTGGGCTAATGCTTCTGAATATCTTCCGGTTGATTTTGATATACTCTATTTAAAAGTAGAGGGGTTAAAGGGGATAATACGAGGTTGGAGTACAGGTACATCCTGGGACGGAGCAAAATTACCTCATGGAAGTAAAATATTATATTGGAAAAGATCAAGAGAAGATGATTAAATATACTTCTTGAAAACTTGGATTATATTGGTTATAAGTAAAGAAAAGATTTTAATCTGCCCTATTGGGCTTTAGGAGTATATTATGGCTAAGCCAATGAGAATTGATGACCACGCCTTTTTTGCAGGTTCAGGTTCACCTAAATTTCCGGTAGGAAATAAAACTAAAGAATATTCAAGTGCCAGTGGGGCAGGCGAAGAAAGTGATTATGAGGATACTAGCGAAGAGATAAAACAACAACAGCAATTAGCTGCTGCAAAAGTTAAATCTCATCCGATGAAGCCAAATCATAGAAATTAATTGAATTATACATAACTAATAATTATCAGACTATGTTTTGATTAATCTAACAAGAGTATTTTTAGAATAAATTTTACTAGTATTATTTATTTTAATATTTTCAAGATAATCTTTGGCAAAATTATAGTTCAACTTATACTTTCTTTGAAGATAAGAAATTGACACTGCATCATGATCGTCAAGGATTTTTTTTATTAAGGATTCCATAAATGTTGTTATTTTTTGAGTTGTAATCTATATATAATATCATAACCTTATCAAAGGATACAATATGAAAACAGGATTTAAAGAACCTAATGCTATCAAGAAGCAAAATCCTATGGATAAACCAGTAGACGGTAAAAATTCTCCTTGGGATTTTACATGCCCTCAATATGACCAAAGATCATCTTGCTACATACAAGCAGGTACAGATTATGGTGTAGGTATTAATCAACCTGTAGGTCATAAAGGCGATGCAAAACTTCGTGTTGATGTTTTACCATTTGGTAGAGTTGACACACTTAAAACCAATGATAGATACTAATGAAACCGATGAAAGGTCTTAAAAATAGCCATACACCTAATACTAAAATTGGTATGGGTGATTATTATGGTCAAGGTATCAAACAGAAAGTTGGTAAAATGCGATCAAGTAGCATGGATTTTAGTGTACCAAGTCCAAAAAAAATAAAAACACCACCTAAAAATATTGCCTAACCTATTATTCTTTTACCTATTCCTTTCATACGCCTTACATGATTTGCATCTCTTGCTATAGTTTTATATATAGCATCTATTTGCTCATCATTAAGATCATCATCTTCATTTCTCTCTAATGTTGCACGATCAAATTCAAATGCCCTGATACTATCACAAATAGTTTTATTTGCAGTAACATTTCCTTCTTGATATTGTGACCAAAGCTCCCTTGTAGGTATCATCCATATAACTTTAATAAGATCAGTACCAGGATAAGCCTTAAATAACATGCTATTAGTTTGTGGCTTTGGTCTTGTTAATCTTGGCTGCCAGATTAATCTTTTATCAACACCATTATCATCAGTTCTTGCATGTGCAAATATATAAAATGCGTGACTTCCAAAGGGGCGTTGATTTATTAAATCCTGGCAGCATTCTGAAATATCAAAGCCTTTTTTAGTAGTAAAAGACTTATATCTATCATGAGTTTCAAGTAAGTTCAATTTCATATTTAACCTCAAATATTTCCTATACTTTAAACTGAAACGAGGTTAAATTAAAATTTAAATTTACGGAGGTTTTTTCATGACATTTCAACCAGGTGCTAATTTATGTGGTGCAATTGGAACGCCAACTAGACCAGAAAATATTGAAGTTCCACATTATGATGTGAGAATACCATCAACCGGAGATTGGAATTATCCAATTGGTAAAGAATGGATATTCATAGGTAATAGTATATGGAAATTACTTTCCATATCAGCGTCAAGAGGAGTAAACACAGCAAATTGGGCGATGATTTTCTCTAATGTAGCAACAGTAATTACAGGTGATTTAACACTAGCTACTGTTGGCGGTAAAATCAATATTGCTACAGGTACAAATGCCTCTGTTGGTACATCAGGTGCAATGATAGCAGGTTCTGTTGTAGTTCCTACAACTGCAATTACAGCAAACTCACTAGTATTTTTTACTACCAACGTATTAGGTACAGTAACAGCACCACAAGCCTATAGAGTAAGTGCAAGAACTCCGGGAGTTTCTTTTACAATTCAATCGCAATCTGTTACAGATACATCTACAGTAAACTACTGGATTATAAACTAAGGAAAATATGCTCAAGAATTTATGCCAACTTGAATTAATAA